GACTCAAATAGTATTTGTCCGGCACTCCGGCCTGCAAAATCCGCGACAAGGAAGATGCGTTTTCTTCGTTGGGGAACTCCCCAAAACTGCGCATCGAGAACTCTCCATGCGACGGAAAAATCGTCTCCCAGGATTTCTCCTGCGGGTTCCCACTTTTTACATTCAGGAACATCGCAGGTTTCGTCTTTGATTTTGCAGATAGAGTCGAGGACTGCTTTGAAGTCTTCTCCCTTATTGGAGGAGAAGGCGCCGGGAACATTCTCCCAGCAGATCCATCGCGGATACTTTCCATCGGTCGCACACCTCATTTCTTTTACGATTCGGACGGCTTCATAGAAAAGGTTGGAGCGGCTGCCGTCCAAACCCGCTCTTTTCCCGGCGACGGACATATCCTGGCAGGGACTGCCGAAGGTTATAATGTCCACCGGCTCAATTTCGCCGCCGTTCATCTTGCTTACATCACCGTAATGTTTCATGAATGGCAGGCGTTTGGTTGTCACTCTGATGGGAAAAGGCTCAACCTCCGATGCCCAGACAGGCTGAATACCGGAAAGAAGCCCTCCTAAAGGAAAACCCCCGGAGCCGTCAAAAAGGCTGCCGAGGGTAAGTCCGCTTTTGGATACAGGCTTATTAAGTTCCATCCGTCTGCACCTCCTCAAATCTGAAGGTCTTGCCGTCCCGGATAACAGTTACGTTTTCACTTGTACCGACCTGCTCGATGTACCGTTTCACAATAACATCACAGAACTTCTCATCAAGCTCGGCTGTATAACAGATGCGTCCGGACTGCTCACAAGCGATAAGGGTAGACCCGCTGCCGCCGAAAGGGTCGAGGACGATGGAGTTTGTAAGCGAGGAGTTCATGATGGGGTAAGCCAGGAGCGGTATAGGTTTCATTGTGGGATGATCTCCGTTTTTCTTCGGCTTGTCGAACTCCCAGATAGTGGTTTCTTTTCTGCCGGTGTACCACTGATGCTTGCCGTTTTTCTTCCAGCCGTACAGGACCGGTTCGTGCTGCCACTGATACGGAGAGCGTCCGAGTACGAGAGACTGCTTTTTCCAGATACAGCATCCGGACAGGTAAAACCCCGCATCGTTAAAAGCACGCCGGAAATTTAATCCTTCCGAATCTGCATGGAAAATATATACAGATGCATCCATCGCCATGGCCTTTTCTATGCAAGTGAACGCATCCAGAAGAAACTTATAGAATTTTTCCGTCGACATATCATCGTTCTTTATTTTTCCGGCGGAGCCTTCATAGTTGACATTGTAGGGCGGGTCGGTCAGCACCAGATTTACCTTGATTTCGCTCAGAAGAGTATCGTAGGTTTCCTGCTTTGTAGAGTCTCCGCAGATGAGCGTATGCCGACCGAGTTTCCACACATCTCCTGCTTTTGAGAAGGTCGGCTTCTGCAGTTCTGCTTCGACATCGAACTCGTCATCCTTTATCTCAGTATCCTTGCCGAAAAGGTCAGACAGTTCCTTTTCATCAAAACCCGTTAAACCGAGATCGATACCGAGTCCCTCGAGTTCTTCCAACTCTATCTTCAAAAGTTCCTCGTCCCATCCGGCGTCAAGTGCCATCCGGTTGTCGGCGAGAATATATGCCTTCTTCTGCGCGTCGGTGAGATGGTCGACATATACGCACGGCACTTCGGTGATGCCTTCCTCCATAGCCGCCTGGATTCTGCCGTGTCCGGCTATGACTCCATAGCTGCGATCGATGAGGACGGGGTTCACGAAGCCGAATTCCCGTAAAGAAGAGCGGAGCTTTTTTATCTGCTCCGCCGAGTGTGTTCTTGCATTATTTTGGTAAGGTACCAGCTTGGAGATGGGTACTATCTGCATCTCAGTCGTTGTCTTGTTCATGCTTTTTCACCGCCTCCCGGAGTTCCTGTGAACAATGGTTCCACTCCCATCTCTCAAAGCCGCCGAAGTGACCGTAGGTCGAGGTCGCGGAATAATCCGTATCTTTCAGTTTCAGGAATTCTATAATTGCCGCCGGCCGGAAGTTGAATGTATCAATGATGGCGTTTCTGATTGCAGTATCGGAATATCTGCCTGTGCCGAAAGTATCTACCTGAACGGCAACAGGGTCAGCTTTGCCGATGGCATAGGAAACAGCAACCTGGCACTTATCCGCGAATCCGTTCTGCACGACGGACACAGCAGCGCATCTTGCCATATATGCCGCTGAACGGTCGACCTTGGTGGGGTCTTTGCCGGAAAACGCTCCGCCGCCATGCGCACCTTCACCGCCGTAGGTATCCACGATGATTTTTCTACCGGTCAGACCTGTGTCCGCGGCGGGACCGCCCTTAACAAATCTGCCGGAGGGATTTACGAGGATTTCCGTATCTTTATCAAAAGGAAAATCCTCAAACACGGGCCACAGGACATTGGCGATGATCTCACTTCGGAGAGCATCGAGATCTTTATCCTTGGAATGCTGAACGGAAACCACGATGGTCTTAACACGCACGGGTTTTCCATTCTCATACTGAACGGTCACTTGCGCCTTGCCGTCGGAGTAGATGCCCTTGACAGTTCCGTCCGAGCGAACTTTGTCGAGCCGTTTGCAAATCTGATGAGCAAGTTCCAGCGGCAGAGGAATAAGGCTTTTTGTCTCGTTGGTGGCATATCCGTAAACCGTACCCTGGTCTCCGGCGCCGATGGTGGAATACCATGAGGTATCTCCGTTCCTTGATTCAAGAGCCCTGGACACGCCGCTGTCAATGTCCTCGGACTGTTTATGTACAAATACATAAATCAGGTATCCTATCGGATTGTATCCAGCTTTCCGCAGCGCCTGCCGAGTGATAAACCGGATATCCACACGCTTTGAGCAGGTGATTTCTCCCGCTACGATAATTTTGTGTCCCGTTGCCATGACCTCGCAGGCTACACGGGAGGATTTGTCGAGCCGCAGACACTCGTCCAGAATGCTGTCGGCAATAAGGTCACACAGTTTATCCGGGTGACCGATGCATACGCTTTCGCAGGTTTTATATGTGGTCATGTTAAAACCCCTTTCTCTGATGAAGCAGTCGTTCCAAATCATCATTAGGGTTTGCGCCGCTGAAATCCACGGTACAATTCTCCTTGACGATTTGCATGATGGCATCCCACTGACGGGCTGCCTGGTTCATATAGTTGATTCCGATATTTATGAACGGAGAAGTAATCGGCTTTCCGGTTGTCGGATGTTTTGAGAGAAAACCGAGTTCATTGGTCATCTCCTCACACTGAATCCATCGTGCCACGCACATAGCGTAGCGCTCTATTGTCTGGGGAGAAACATACGCGGCACAGCCAATTTTGTTTAGCCACTGCCATGTTTCCTCATATATCTCCTTTGCGCGAAGCTCCGTACCGTCGCGCTGTTTTGCCGAGAGGATGTCTTTCGGCTTCGGCATTGCTGCCCCTTCAACATCGGGAATGTCAAGAACGGTAAGCCTTCTGCCACCCGGGTTTCCGTTTGCCGCTTTTTCGGTCACAGCCTTTTTCTTGCGTCCGGCGCCGGGCCTTTTTCCGCCTTGTCCGCCGGTGTTATTCGATTTTGTCGGCATTTTCTCACCGCCTTCCTTTATCACCCTTTTGATTACGCTTTTTATTCACACGTGACCCCAGGCCGCTGTCAGCTTGAAAAAATTGTGGAGATTTTGATGCCCCCACCGGGTGCTCAGTCGTCAAAACTGTGCGGCTTTCGGGTTCCAAGTTCGCCATGCGCTTTCATGTGGCACGAACGACACAGAGACACAAGGTTAGACCTCTCGTGTGTTCCGCCGTCCGATAGGGGGACACGGTGATGGACTTCCTCCGCCGGACGGTAGATGCCTTGCTTCAAGCACTCCTCGCACAATGGAGACTCCCGGATTTTTCTGTCCCTTATTCGTTTCCATGCGCGTCCGTATACATTTTTATCGTTAGGTCGCTGGTACCGGTTGTAGAAATGTACGGCTTCCGTTTTGTGTTCCGGGCAGTAAATCTCACCGTCCTCGGCAAGGTTGGGGCAATCATTCATCCGGCAAGGTCTTTTAGGTTTCTTCGGCACTAAATTCACCTCCGTTTCTGCGCATAAGAAAAGCCCCACAGGATTACACCCATGAGGCTTGTCTTATTCTACTTTGCTATTGTAATCATACCATAGGTAAATAGTGACATTCCGTGCCAAACCGTGCCAACTTTCAATCCGGGACGATAAAATTCTGCAAAGCCGACCCGTGTATGCGATGCACCGTGCGGAGCGACACGTTCAGCATCCTGGCGATCTCCTCCCAGGTGAAATCATCAAGGTAACGATAGCGAAGTAGAAGCTGTTCATCCCGACTTGCAAGCATATCGATTGCCGTGTTGATTTCTTCCTTAAGCTGTATAAGGTACGCCACCTTGTCCTCCACGTCCCTCTGTATCTCGTCTATCTTTTCAAGACACCTCACGAAAGGCGCTTCTGTCGGACGATTGGGACTGTGCGGCATCCCGTCGAATTTCATGCCTGAGACGCTGCTCGATAAATTCCTCCAGTAGTCAATCTCACGCAGGCGGCAGTTGATGAGTGCGTCCAGGTGCCGCGCCTGGTTCAGATATTCTTTAGCGGTCATGCGTCCACCTCCATTGTCAGGGAGCGGATCAGCATCTCAC